TCGGACAATTTTACGGGATACGTTGTTGATTACGGAACCTATCCGAAGCAAGTCCGCCGGGTATTCTCCAAAGGGGAAACGGGACTGATAACGATGTCCCGAAGCGACCAGCGGAAAGATGGAGCGATTCAAGCGGGACTCGTGGCACTCATCAAAGAATTGATGGCAATGCGATGGGAAGTCGAAGGCGACAAGGACGGTGTTGAGCAAGCGGCGTTTTCCAAGTTGCTCATCGACTCCGGGTACAAGCCGCAGATTGTCGAAAATGCGATCCGGCTTGCCGTCGGTCGAACATCCGTCGTGATGCCTGCCCGCGGCAAAAGCATTCGGGCAACGATGCTCCAGATGAGCGATTGGAAACGCAAGTCGGGCGAAGTGCACGGCAATCATTGGATTGAGAGCACTCCTTCGGGACGTATGCGTCAGGTCGTGATTGATACTAATTATTGGAAATGTCAGGTTCACGACGCATTCCGGCTCTTGCCGGGCAATCCGGGAAGTTTAACGCTCTGGGGGCGTGACCCAGAACGGCATCACATGTTTTCCGAACACATGAATGCCGAGGTTGCAAAGTTCGTCGAGTCGGGCAGCCATGCGCTCTACGAATGGCAAGACACGCCGAACGATAATCACTTTTTCGACTGCATCGTCGGCTGTATGGTTGCCGCATCGCGGCTGGGCATCAAGTCGTCGGAGGAAAAGCCTGTCAAAGTCAACAAACACAAGACAAGCATAGCGGGATAATGAAAAACAAACGAAGACCATCAACGCAATCGAACAGGCTTAAATTCGTTCAACAAATGATCGTCAAGTTACGGACGTATTTGCTTTCGTCCGAGCCGGTCATTTCGGTCGATATCGACGGCGGCGGTGTGGTGACCTATGACCGCAAAGGTGCATGGGAAATGCTCCAAGAATTGGAAAATGAGGAACGCAGAATTTTACAACCGCGACGCTTGGTAGGCAGCGTTGATTTGAGAGAAGCATTCGGCTAATGTCAAAAACATGACAAAGAAAGTAAAGACCACAACCCGTAAAAAGGCAACTGCTAAAAAGCCGTCGTTTACGAAACTCGGTTACGATGCGGTGAAAAACAGTCCGCGACGCGGAAGTACTGCCGCCTCGACGAAATCGGAGGATCACGAATTGACCGTTGCCGGTCGGCAGATGCTCTCCTCGCTCGGACGCGACTTGATCCGCAATAATCCGCTGGTAGGTTTTGCCATCCGCAGAAATAATCAGACGGTTGCCAGATGCGATTTCAAATGTGCGATTCCCGGTCAAGCAGAATACAACGCACTGGTCAAACAATGGGTTTACAAATGGGGACATCGGTCAAACTGCGATATTGCACGACGGCATTCACTGCCGGAATTGATAAATTTGATTGAAGCACATCGCGTCATTGACGGCGATGTCGGAATCCTGAAATGTAACAACGGCAAACTGCAAATCATTGAAGGCGACCGCATCCGCAATCCGGTCGTGCCGCATGTCGTCGACAGATCGCAAAAGCCCGAGTACGAATGGATACACGGTGCCAAAGTCGGTTACACAGGACAAGCCTTCTCCTATGCCGTCCACAGACGGAAGGAAGGAGTCGGCTTCGAGTTTGAGCGTGAAGTCTCTGCCAACCACATGATCCTCTGCGGATATTTTACAAGGCATGACCAAGTGCGCGGTGTTTCCCTGCTAGCACCGGCAATCAATCAGTTCCGCGATATTTTTGAAAGCATCGACTATGCTCTTGCCAAAGCAAAAGTCAGTCAACTGCTAGGCTTTACGACCACTCTCGATTTTGAAAAAAGAGAGTATGAAGAAGAGGATGCAGCAGAATCAATCAGGAGTGCCATCCAAGAACATTACGGTGCGGGTACTTTGCATTTTAATCTGGGACGTGATGAAAAAGCCGAGATGATGGAGTCGAAAACTCCCTCTACGGAGTTTCAGGACTTTTTGCATAACGTGATCCGCATTGCGTTTGCGGCGTTGGACATCCCGCTTGAGTTTCTGATGCCGAACATTGCCAATTTTTACAGCAATCGCGGAGCGGTGGCGGCATACATCGAGGCATGCCGGTTGAGACAAGCGGGACTCCTTGAAGCCTTGAATGAAATCACCGACTGGCGGCTTGCGATGGCTATCGCCAACGGCGAACTTCCTCCGCCGCCGAACGGGATGGACATCGAAGAGTTGCTCTGGTGGTGTGATTGGGAAGGAGCAAGACTTCCGCTCTGGCGGTTGCAAGAAGATGCCAAAGGCACTCTCGTCGCCCTCCAAACCGGGCTGTTAAGCGGACAAAAAATCGCCCGGCAATATGGACTCGACATCGATGAAAATTTCATCGAAATCGCCCAAGAGTTAGAACGAGCAAAAGCACTCGGTGTGAACCTCGCCTACGCAATGCCGGTGACCACCAATAATATAGGAACGTAGAAATGGAAAGAATAATTTACACTCCCGAAGGCTATCGCGTTGCCGGTTAGGAGAAAAATACTGCCTCTGCATTGTTATCGCAATGCAGAGGCAACGTCAAATGATGAACAGGATCACTTGCCGCTTTGGAAGTCATTGTACATTCCAAATCGAAAAGGGCAAGAATCCTCAACCCTTTTTGTAACAGGAGGCATAATGCCCATTTTAGAAAACTTGAAGAGTCTCGTTGAAGTCGCCTTCAAAAACATCAAACTCACCATCGGTAACATGTTTAACAAAACCACCAACAATTTTCACATTGCAAAACTTGCGGACACGTTGATTATCGTTCCCGACAAAGAGACCGCGAAGTTTCTTGAGGATGCAATCAAACGACATCCAGTCGAATCGCAACCCAACTCGGTACTCACCGAGTCCCAACCCACCGAACCCTCATGCCCTTAATACTTTCCAGCAAGATACAACTCACGAAACTCTCCGACGAAGTGCAAGATGACGGATACGCTTTTGAAGCGGTCATCCTGTCGGGGGAGCCGATAGACCACTGGCACCGGTTCGTCGTCGACCTCTCCTCCATCGCACCGCACAAGCCGAGACTCACGGTCGATTACAACCATAACGATGAACTCATCATCGGATATGGCGAAAACTTTCACGTTACGCCGGAAGGCTTGAAATCGACCGGAAAACTGACTCCCGGCTCGTTTGCGGACGAAATCATCAAGCATTGGAAGTCGGGCGTGCCGTTTGAAGCAAGTGTGGTCATCGACCTCGACAATGCAACCGAAACACGGGTCGGTGCCGACCAGTCAACCGTCGTTAACGGGCAGACTTATCAAGGTCCCATTTCCGTTTACGCCAACGTGCCTCTCGAAGGCTACTCCATTTGTCCGCACGGTGCAGACAAATTTACAACTTTCACCCTTTTATCGAAAGAACTCAATTTTATGACGAAGACAAAACCTACGCCCAAGGGCAAAACGAAACTTTCCGACGACGAGAAGGAAAAGGACAAAGACGAGGAACTCTCGCAAGAGAAAACTCCTGCCGTCAAGAATCAAGAACTTGCCGACTTCTGCTCGATGTTCGGCAACAAGAACGGGATGGAACTCTACCAAAGTGGAGCGGACATCGCCGAGGCGCAGCAATGGAAAACCCTCAACGAAAAGTACAGCAAGTACCTTGCGGACGACGAGGATGAGGAAGAGGAAGAGAAGATGACTTCCGACGACGATCCTCCGAAAGACGATGAGGACGACGACGACAAGGACGGCAAACTTTCCGCCGCACTGACCAAACTGACTAAGTTGGTCGAGTCGCAGACGGCGGAGATCGTGAAGTTGAAAGCGTCCGCACTGGCAAGCGGTGCAGAGCCGGTCTCTGGCGGAAAAGAACGGAATACCGAACTCTCCGCCAAAGAGGAGTACCTCGACTGCGTCAAAAAAGCCGCATTCAAAAAACGTTAGCAGTACCGCCGCACAGGATGCGGCGGCTCACAATTCACCAACCTTAATCACTAACCAACCCAACTATCATGGCAGAAACCCTCTACGATGTCCTGCAATTCAAAGGCGAAGCAGGCGCAAAAGCAATCATTGACGAAGTCCTCGATGTCTGTCCCGAAGTCACCGGCATCGACCGGTATAACGGCGGACGAACATTCCCGATGCACTTCGGCACCGAACCGACCGACACGATGGAAACGATGTTCATGACGAGCATCTCCGAAGTGAATCCGTTCCGTAAAGCGAACGAAGGTGTTGACTCGACCAAAGGCACTTACGAAAAACGGCTCCACCAACTGGCAACCGTGACCGCCTACTGGTACGCCGATAAATCCGTCATTAACAAGAATCCCGCCGCCGGGGCAACGCTGATGTTCCAGCGTGCCAAAGAAGAGATGAAAAGGCAACAGCGGGCACTCGGCAAACAATTTTTCTACGGCGTGAAACACGGCGGATACAAAGAAGGCTTTCCCGGTCTGCTCGACCTGATGATGCCCGAATTCGTCATCGACGCAGGAGGCACCGGAGATAAACTCACCTCCGCCTACTTCGTCTCCTTCGGCGAAGAAGGGGTGTCGTGGCGGTACGGAATGAACGGCTCCATGGAACTGTCCGAACCCAGTTACGTGACGAAATACGATGCCAACGGCAAGCCGTTTCCCGCCCTAGAGCAGTACCTTGAGTATTATCCGGGCTTGCAAGTCAACAGCAAGTATTCCGTCGGACGCATCGCCAATATTGATGTCAGTTCCGCCGATACGGATACGTTGTCAAGTAGCGCATTCACGGATACGCACATCTACAACCTGCTTGTCAGACTGCCTGCCGGTATGAAAGCCAACGTCGTATTCCTGCCTTACAGGGCGGCACTGCTCTTGTCGGCAAGCCGGGCAACGGTCAACGTCGTCACCAATCCCGCCGCACATCTTACGATTGCCAGCGGGGTCACCGCACCGACGACCGAGTTCGAAGGCATCCCGTTTGTACCGACTGACAGCATCAAGATCGGCGAAAAGAAATGGGTCAAGCCGTGACGCTTGCGACTCACCGACCGCCGCCCCTGTGCGGCGGTGAACATTAACCATCAACCACCATAACTACCATGACTACACGAGTATCCTATAACCTCAAAGACGCTCTCCTGATTAAAGAGATCGCTCTTCCTGCCGCGGCAGGCACCATCGAATCCGAGGCGTTTGACCTTGAAAGCATCGGACAGCGCGGAGTCCGCATCGACCCGTTTGAACTGCTCATCATCGCGCCCGAAGCGGATGCCGCAGGGCTTCCCGCCGGGGCAACGAATACGTTCTCCCTGCAATTCTCCGACACGTCGGACTTCTCCGGAGATGTTACGGAATGGACATCCGATCCCACTTGGCAACAAGCCGGCTCCGCTAACGGTGCCGAAGAGTTTGAACGCAGATTCCGTGTGCAAACCGACGCACCGCGATACGTGCGTGTGAAATGCGTCACCGCAGGCTCCGCCGCTCAGACCGGAAAGATGTTTCAGTTTGCCATCGTGACCTAAACCCCTAACTCAACCATGTTCCCATTCATCAGCAACCTTTTTTCAATCATCCGTCAAGTTCCCGCCATCATTTCGATAGTGAAGGCGATTATTGATATTGTCGGATCGGACGCGACGAAAAACATTCTTGAAGCCGTTCGAGACGCGGTCACGAAAACTGCACCGGACGGGAAGATTGATACTCTGCCGCAACCGGAACGTAAAAGACTCATCAAACGCCTGCTCCCGCGAGTCGGACAAAGACTGCTCGGAATCACGGACAGCCAGTTGGAAACTGCCATGAGAGCATTTGGACGAGGTGTTGAAGACGACGGGCAACAGACGGCATTCGTCTGAATGCCATAGAAAATTAGAAAAGTTGCCGATGCGCTGTGACCAACAGCGCATCGGCGGCGACAAGTAACCACGAACTTTACTTGCCGCATCTGAATAGGTAACAACACCTTTTCAGATAGGAAAGGAATCATTGTATATTCCAAACCTAAAAAGGCAAGTAGTAATACTCACCTTCAGTTGGGAAATTCAATGACCATCCTTTTAGAAATCCCAGAGGTACTGGAGTGCCTCATCAACATCACCTTTTTAGATATCCTTGGTGCATGGGCATCAATCATTACCATCTCCAACAGCATGAATGAGAAAATAACCATCACTATGACTGCTAAAAGCATGACCAAAAAAGAACTTGAAAGTCGGGTTGCCGAACTTGAGGCACAGTGGGCAGTTTGCCGATGGTGGAATTGGGCAAAACCCCTCATTGTCCCCTTCCTTCTCGGCATCATTGTCGGCGGAACCGTAGGTTACTGCCTGCCGTCTGCCATCTCTCCCCCAGCAACCCAACACCAAGCGGCACAGGGAGGTGCCGCAACCCCTTTTCCCGAATGGACTCCGCCGAACGAGCCTCCCTCGCCGAGTCCCTTGCACTCGCCGCCGGGAAACTCGACAGCGGAGTCGACCGCCTCCTCGTGGATGACTTTCTCCGAGCCGCCATCGCAAGCCAGCCCGCAAGCGGACAGTGGGCAAACGAATTCAACACGATCCTCCGCACCGCTCCTTCGCCGGACCCGATAGTCTATGCGAAAAACCTACGAAACATCGCTCAAGCACTGAAACAATGACACGAATCAACACACCCAACTACGGTTACGTTCCCGATGAAAACTACGGCTATATCCCCGACGAATTCGTTCCCGAAGACGTTGCGGAATTGGACGCAATGACCGGCAAGTATGACCAATCAGGTCAACCTGCGATTGTTTCGTGGAATTCGCTCGAACCGCACGTTCAGACGCAAGCCGATCATGTTGAAAGAATCCGCTCGGCAGGATGGATTGTGTTGTGGTGGGTCATTGCAAGATATTGCAAAATACCGATTTGGGAATCCAATCAGGGGCAACTCGGCTCTTGTGCCGGATGGTCAGCGGCAAATGGACACATGATCACTGTGATTTGCCAAATGATGCTCGGTGCGTTTCGGTTTGTGCTGATCAACCCGCTTGCCATGTGGGTGCGGACAAAAAACTGGTCGATGTCCGGCGGACAAAGCATGAGCAAAGTCATGATGGGCGGAAACAGACTCGGAAACTATCCCGTCAAACTTGTCGGAGAATACGGTACCCGATTGACGAAAGAACTGACCAGCAAAATTCAACATGCAACGGACGAAGCAACGCATCATCAATTCGGAGCGTGTCGATTGCCCGGTCGCGGGAAGGAACTCGCTGAACGAATCATCCTTTCCCTTCGGGCGGGAATGGTCGTTTGCATTGGCAACAGTGTCCGGGTGGCGAGAACGACCATCGACCGCAACGATATGCTGGTTGCTGTTCTCGGCGGATCATGGGCACATGCAACGCTGTTTGACGGATACATCGTCGAAAACGGGACGGTGTATGTACATTGGACGAATTCGCATGGCAACCGGTACAAGGGAACGGACAAGTTTCACTCCCCGGAAAGCGGTTGCTGGATGACCGTCGATGTATTGGAGCAATTTTGTAGCGGACGCTATGTCGATGCCTTCTGCATTTACCGTGCGGAAGCACCGGTTGACGAAGAAAGAAAAGATTTTACCCCAGCAACGTTCCTAACTCCTACTGCCCTGGCGGTAAAAAAGGACAGGTAGGCAACCGACCACCGGGCGGTTGCGTCGGCGATAGCCGACTGCGAACATGTTCGGATTCCAGTGCGACGTTGTCGCACGTTGCCGCCCGGCGGTCAGCAACCTACCTTATAACAACTATGGAAAAAGCATTTGCATTGGGAATATCGGGTCTGTTTGCGACGGTGTCGGCGGGCGTGGCGAGTGTTCCTTCGTTGTTTGCTCCGTTCTTTGCACAGGCGGATGCGGTCAGTTTTTTGGGACTTGCCGAACGGCTGGGACTGGGAGCGGTGATGGCGATCTTGGGGTACAAAATTATCCTCAAGATCATTGAGGTTTTCGGACCGCCGCTCCTTGCCCGGCTTAATGAACACGATGCCGAAGTGCAGAATAAACTGACGCACATCGCCAAGAAGGTCAACAGAATTGATGAGCAACTTTCGGACAAAACGGAGCCGCCATCGTAACCTGGCAGATAAAAAGTTCAACGTTCTCAGTTCAACGTTCACAGAGCCCGTGGCGTAAGCCAGGAACGTGTACGTTCAA